AAGTTTATTGTTTGGTGTTAAGATTGATGACTGTTCCTTTTTCATTTTGCTCCTTATCTTCTAGCAGGCTAGAGAGTTCCTGTTTAACTGCTTCTAATGCAGTTATTTGACCTATTATATATCTATATTTTTCCATACTGTCAATACCACCTGAAGTTACAGATATAGATAGAGCTTGTGCTCTTGTATTAATAAATTTAATTAAACGATTTATGACGTTTTCTAGTTGCATTTAACATTTCCATCTTCTGCGAGCCTGACGAAGTCTTGAATTAGGATTAGCTGCAGCTTTTGGAAATTTTTTCATTTGGCCTGCGCTTCTTGCGCAATACGACTTACGTCGATTAGCAGCTTTTGATCCTGGTTTGACCTTGCCAGTGACCGCTGTTTTTAGTTTTGAACCGGGATTTTCTCTTCTATATCGGGAGACCCCAGCTTTTGTCATCCCTGCTCCAGACTTTGTAGATCTGAAATACTTTTTAGTTTTTGGTGGTTGTCTATCTCGTCTTCTCATTATGCTATTTTCTTTTTCTTTGCAAATGTTGCAGCTCTACTAGGTGTAGGACCTGTATTTGCTTTTGCTTGTTTTCTTTTTACTGCACCCGCACGTTGTCCTTTAGACATTCCTCTTGCCTTTGCAATCGGCACACATTTAGGATAATTTTTTCTTTTTTCTCCACCACTTCTTCCACACTTTGGATATGATCCATCTGATTTTTTATTTGCAATGTCCACCCAATTTTGTTTGACCCATTCTCTGAGTCCTCCACCTTTTGAGTAGTAAGTTCTCATTACGAATTCTTTCCGTAAGCTCTTCCTTTGCCTTTCATAGCTAACTTACAGCCTTTAGATCCAGATTTTAATCCTACTCTTCCACCACTCATATTATTTCCTCTCATTGCTCTTTCCTTAATTTCTTCTGGAGATTTTTTAGTTATGTATTGTGGCTTATCTTCTTCTGAAGATTTTTTAGTTATAAATTTTTGTTTTCTAGTTATGTATTGTGGCTTACCTTCTTTATTTAAAGCTTTAGAAACAATTTCACCTAAATCAATTTTTTTCTTTTTCTTAGTTATGTATTCTGACATTATACTTGTCCTCCTTTTAAATATTTCATTCTAGTCATATCTATAACTCCACCACCCATAGCTTTTTTTCTATTCTTTTTGCCACCTGGTGTGACTTTACCTGAGCATACTGCTGATGCGTACATGTTCGCGTATGCAGACGGATAAACTTTAAATTTTCTTTTTGCTGCTGCTTTACCTCTTGGACATAGTTTAGCCATTATGAATTTCTCCCTATTGCTTTTTTGTTAATACCTTTTTTACAGATACCACCACCTTTTAAACCAGCTCTTCCTCCTGTTTTTAAACCAGCTTTTGCTTTTACAGGATCTTTTTTACGTAATTGATCTCTTAATTTTTTACTTGTAACAATTATATTTCCTAAAGTATTACCAATCGCCATGTCTTTTACTTTTGCATCTAATTTTTTACTAATATCGTCAGCCATTATATTACCTTCTTTTTAGTTTTCTTATCTCTTAATTTTGCAAAATCTTTTTTGTTTATTTTACCAAATGGTGCTGCCACATCTATATTTTTTTGACCACCTATTAATTTTCCACCTTTAGCATTTACTCTTTTTTTAGGACCAAATGTTTCTTTAATTTTTTGTACGTTTGATTTTTTCTTAAATGGATTAGTTCCAGCTTTTAAACCAACTCTACCACCTTTAGCTTTTTTATCATATATGTCAGCTATTTTTTTATTAAATTTAGCCAATGGATTTTTAGTTCTAACATTTCTCTTACCTTCATCGCTAAGACCATCTACTATTTGAGACGTGGTTTTAGTTCTTTCGTCTTGAATTCTTCTTTTTTTTGCTAAATTTTGTCCAGGTTTAACAGATTTAATAGTATTTGATGTTTTATTTCCTTTTAATGTTTTGGCTATAGTTTTTGCAACATTATATATACCTTCAATTTTTTTAAACATTATTTTTTTCCTCCGCCGTTTCTAAAAATTTGTGTTCCCTTTATACCATAAATACTCGCAACGACAAGGATCCAAAGATTTGTGAACCATGACGGGAGCTGCGAGAACATGTCGAAGAACAATTTTACTTTGTCCATGGCTGTTGGATCATCTGATACGACTGCCCAGGCCAGCACCAACACGGGCAAACTGAGAATTATCAAAACTGCCTCGTCTTTCCAGTCTGATTGACGGGCTTCTAACAATTTGCCTTGGTAAGCTTCATCCCCTCTGGCCATCTTTTCAGCATGCATTAATTGTGCATCTGACATTGCCATTTTCGTTCTCTGCTTGTTAGCATAAATCTTACTTCCAGCAGAAACGGCTAATTTTATTGCCGATAACCACATAAATTATACCACTATTGCAGTTTTTCTTTTTTCAGCTAGCATTCTTTTAGTGCCATTTACTTTAACCTCTTCAGGTTTAGCAATAAAATTAAATGCTTTGTCAGCAGTTGTTTTAGATCTTGGATCTATCTCAACTTTTTGCTCTGGGACTGAACTAACTTTAATATTATTAAGTTTTTGCATTTTTTTCTCCTTCTTATTAATCTTCCTCTACCATAACTTGAGCTTGTTGTACACCAGTCTTCGCAAGACTAACTCCAGCACGTAATTTTGCTAAATCTTCGTTCTGATCTAGCTTATCTTCGGCTAAATCTCTTGCTTGCATCAATTTTGCTCTATCAAAATCAGATTTTGACTCGTCTGCCTTCTTTTTACGTTCATTTTCCATTGCTCTAAGGTCAACTTCACGTGATTTTAGCTTCAATAGTGGGTCAGAATCAAATTGTGATGTAATTTGCTTCTCTTCTTTCATGTATTCTTCGGTCATTTCTGCAACTAACACTGCTTTTCTTGCTTCAAAAGCTTGTGTCATCTGTTGAAGTTGTTGTTGAGCCTGTGGATTTACTGCTGCTTGCTGTTGTAGCATCATCATTTGTTGCATTTGCTCTCTAAACTCAAGTTGAATTTGTTCTTGAGCCATAATTGATATGTGTTCTAGTATATTTTTTTGTATTGCAGCCATAATCATAGGATTATTTCTAACCATATTAGTAGACATGAAGTTTAAATGAGCTGTAATGTGTGCTCTGTGGTCTTGACCTGGAAAAGCTTGAAAAGGTTTTCCTGTCATAGCATTAATATGTTCCATACTTGGGTCCATTGGTGCGTTTGGTGCAGGTGGTGGTAATACTGCATCAATATTTTTTACACCGATCGCTTCATACATGTTTCTGTATATTTGATACATGTTGTGTGCTTGTGGATTTGATGTTGCTATTTGTAATTGTGTTTGCGCTAATGTAATTCTTTGTGACATAGAAAATATATTAGGGTCTGCTACAGGAATAATATCTACTCTGTCGTCAAAATCTGTTTGTTTAATATTTCTTGCACCACCAACAACGTCGTATGGATATTCAGGTGGTAGATATTGTGCTACAACTTTTGCAAGTAATTTAAATTCAGCTTTCATAGCTGCGTAACATCTTTTGTGTATTGCAGACATTACTCTTGATCCACGTTCTAATAATGCAATCGTTGTACCAACTGCAGCGCCTTGATTACCATCGCCAACTTGCATGTCAGCAATAGCCGCGAACCTTTGACCAGCTTGTACAACTATACCTAATAAATTTAATAATGTTTGAGATGGTTCTTTGTATGGTAATGGAAAGAATGCATCACGTAAAGATCCACCTGGTGCATCTACATCTTTAAATTCACCTGGTTGTATTGGTGATGCCTCATCTCTAACTCTTACACCTCTTTGTTTAAATCCTGCTGGTAAGTTTGATAGGGTACCCGCATCTAATAATTGACGGAGAGCCGCCGTTGCCGTACGACTCAATCCGCCAATCATATGAATGAGTCCAAAGCCATAAAATCCTAGTCCTGGCAGAAATTTGAAGTGGACGAAATATTGGATCTTACGTTTCTTTAGATCATTGGGCGCGAAGTTCCTTCTGATTGAAAGAACTTTCCTATTACCTTCTTCAACAGTTACGATGTAAGGTAATTTTATTCCTGTTGGTTGCCCATCGGCACCAACTTCTTCGAAACCTTCTAAGTCTAAATTAACATGACACTCTAACAATGTGTAAACTGGCTCGTTCTTTCCAGTTTTCTTTGCACCTTCTAGTTCACGTTCTTTTTTTGCAAGTTCATCATTTGTATCTGTACCTGGAGGTCCAAGTTCTACATCACGATAAAAACCATTAACTTGTTGTTTTCTTAATTCGTTTTCAGAAATTTTAATTGTATGAATAACCGCTTCCGCATCATCTAATGAGGTAGCTGTGTACGGAACGATTAATTCATCTGCAGGTACAAACTTAGAAACTGCTCGTCCCATGTTTGTATCATAATAAACTTTTTTAAAAGTAGATCCTGCTAAAGGTAAATGAAATAGCATTGAGTCAAACTCTGCTTCATACTCTTTCATTTGATCCATAACTAAATAATTCATAAAGTCTTTAACACGTGTTGCTTGCTGTTCTGTTGCAGGACTTTTAACACCAATAATTTGTGTTCTAACAGGTCCATCACCTGGTAATAATTCTTTGTAAGCTTGTGCTTGGAACTGAGTAACAGCTTCTGCCATTACAGGGTGTGTTGCACCACTTGCTCCTTGAAACGGTTCAGTTCTATTTTCATATTTAAATCCTAAAAGATCTAAACCTTGTATGTAGGATTGCTCCCATTCTTTTCTGGAAGTTTTGTAATCCATATAATTTTGTGTCATCTCGCTGCCGATTGGCTCTAACACATCATCTGGTAAAATATCTGCTAGGTTATCAAAGTGTGATTCTGTTCCCGGTATGTTGATAGCTCCCGGTTCAAAGTCGATTGTTGCACCACCATCTTCTTCAGGTACAACTTCAATTGGTCCTTTTTCTGGTTGTTCTTCCTGAACAGTAACTTCTTGTATTTCCTCTTCTGAAGGAACTTCAAGTTTAGTACGAGTGTTCGGGAGTCCTTTATCTATATCTGCCATTTATACTCCTATCCTTTCCTAACACGTTTTAATAGACCTTGCAACCCTTGTGAGTTTGGTCCTGATTCTGGTGGTGGGCCTTGATCTATTCCTGCTAATTTAGCAATACCACCGCCTGCTGCTGAAAATTCACTAAATGCAAACTCATCACCTTTTCTTGTAAGCTCTTGTCTTTGTTCTGGTGACATTTCTTTTAATTCACCAATTCTTTTTTTAGTAAACTTACCAAGTTGATATGCACCTTCTGCTCCTAAGCTGGCAATACCAATTGGTGATGCCACTCGTGCTATACGCATAGCCATTTTAGGATTAAAACCTAAATTAAATAATCTTTGTGCAGCTCCCATCTTTGCAGATTGTTTTACAAGTGATGGTGCAAAAGCTGCTTCCGCTGCAATACTTGCTCTATCAATAGATGATGTTGGATCAACACCAAAACCTGCAGTTAATGCTGCAGTGGAAAGTGGGGTTGGTATAGTTTTAAAAGCTTCTTTTAAAATACCTGGGTTAAACATAGGGTTTGCGCTTAGTTGTGAACCAAATACTTTTTTTGAAGTATTTGGAGTTTTTAAAGTTTCATTAAATGTTTGTATGGGTTTATTTTTAACCTCACTTAAAAAATAATTTTTATTTTTATAAACGTTCTCTATATTTTTTAAAGATTCGTTTGAAAAATTTTTATAATTTAATTTGTTAAATTTTACTCCTTTATTTATTTTAGGAGATTTAATATTGTACTCATTAGAAAATTTTAAAGAATCTTTATTAAAATTTTTAATCGCTTCATCTAAAGACATTTTTTTCTTTTTATAAATAACTGATTTTTTATCCTCGTCTATTGCATTTAATAATTTTGATAAAGGTAAATCTATTATATTTTTTTTAGCTTGATTAGCCTCACTAGATATAAGTTGATATGCTTCTGCATAACCAGGTGCTTTTCTAGAAACACCAGAAAGTCCAAAAATTTCATCTAGTTCAAAACCTTTTTTAGTAAGGTTACGTCTTTGAGTTTTAAATGTTCCTGGACGTAAACCTAATAAATTATCTATAGCATCAAAAAGAAGATTTCTTTTAGTCCCTGAAGAAAACTTAAACTCCCCTGTATCAATTCTATCTATAATATCATTGATAATTTCTTGATTAGGTAATTTCATACCTTTTGGTTTATATCCTCCCTCTAGAGCTCTTAGATATTTTTTAATATCATTATCTACTTGATTCATAAGGTCTGCTTTACCTGCTGCATCGGCTTTATCGAAAGCGTCTCCATATATTCTTCTAGTTAACTCAGGGCCTCTTTCAACATCTGGATCAAATTTAAATTCTTCATTAAGAGCTTTTATTACTTCATCAGAAGATTTTAATTTAGCTTTAACTCTTTTTTTTCCTTGTTCACTCGCTATTATTTTTCTCTCTTCTTTACCTAGTTCATCTAGTAAGCCTCCCTTATAAGGAGCTCCCTGCCCCGACCCTTGTCTTTCTCCTAGAGCCTTAGTAATTATAGAGTCTGCGCTTGTTTCTGGTAGGTTTAATTCTTTTTTAATTATTGGACGTGAAACATACTCACCTTTTTTTAATTTATCTAAAACAAAATCTTTAACTTTTTTTTTAAGAACGTTAGCATCCGCTAAATTCATTTGAATACCTTGTTCTGTTTTTAATTTTCTAACTGTTTCGTTAAATTTTTTAATTGTTTCTTTTGTAACATTATCAAATGTAGCTTTTGAACCAGAACCTTTTCCAGGATTGAATTTAATACCTGATTCTTTAAGAGCTTGTCTTATAATTTTAGGAACAATTTTATTTTTTTGACCGGGGCTTAACTGTCTTCTTAAATTTTGTGCAGTAGTTCCTGTTTGTTCTTCACCAAATTCCATAAAAGAAAGACCATCAGCAAATCCAATCCGCCCACCACGAGCCATTGAAGGCCTAGTTAAGTATTTCATCATTTGTGAAAATTGGTCAGGTCTCATTACTCTCCTAACATGCCAGCGATACCACCTGCTGCGAAATTATCTGTCATATCGTAGCCTAATTTTTTTAAACGTGACATCATTTTTGAATCGTCACCTGTTTTTAAAAAATCATCATACAAATCTAGTAATTCAAAATCACCTGTAGCTCCTGCTGCGTTTTCAATAAAATCTTTAAAACTTCCAAAGTCACCTCCGCCTCCAAGATCATCTTCTGGATCTGGATCAATACCTATTCCTTTTTTAGCTTTTTCTAATTCTTCCATAAGTTTTCTAATTCTTTTCATTCTTTCTTCAATAGTCATTGTAATACCAGTCAGACTATCATCTTCACCATTGCCTTCTTTTAAACCTATACGACCACCCATAGCTTTTTTAATTTGTTTACCACCCATAATACCTTTAGATGTATCAATGACGTTGCCTTCTAGATCGACAACTTTTTCTAAATCTTTTAATTTTTGAGAAGCTTCTTGTTTAATTTTTATTTTCTCAAGACCATCTGGATCACGGCCCATAAATTTTCTAAAACCTCTAGTGAGCTGTACAATGGCTTCTGCAAGTTTCATTCCTGGTCTAATCATTAGTTCCCTATTTTTTTGTAAGTATTCTATAACCTTTTCTTACAGCTGCTTCATCAAGAGGTTTGTTTTTGTAAGATTTAATAAATTTTTTAAAATTCTCTTGTCTTTGCTGTATAGTAGGTTCTGGTTTTTTTGTGCCTGAATTAAATTTTTTTCTCATTAATAATATTTCCTTTTACGTTGCTCGACTTTTTCATCTACATAATCTTCAGGGTGTCCAATTAAACCTCCCTGTCTAAATCTCATGATAGCCTGTGTTGTAGAATCTACAAGGTCATCATGATCACCATAAGGGAAAGCCGCACATTCTTCAATGACGTCATCTGCGAATTTCTGCTCAGGCGCCCATATCATACCAGATTCAAATAAAGGTGCAACAGCATTTACACGTGCGTGCTTGTCGTTTCCTTTTGATGGTGTAAAATTCACCACTGGTATATCCATTTTTCTAAGCTCGTATGTCAGTGGTAAACCCGATGCTTTTGACTCAATAATAACCGTTTCAGGCTTCCAATAGCCATACTGTTCTAAGGCCAAACGCCTTAGCTCTGGGAACTCATATCTACCTTTTATGGCATCTAACAGTATCAG